GCCTCCAAAAGTTTTACCCTATGAGATGTACTTATGATATAGACAACACACAATAGGTGTGTATTTGTTCCCTATAAGTTTCGGAGTTATAAATCCCAATGTGGATTGATAATGATTTTCCAAAACTGTTAGGTGCAGAACTCTACCGTTAAGCGGCGGTAATAAAATTCTGTGAATTCAGGGAAGCCCTCCGATATTGGGTAATCCTGAGCCAAGCCAGAAATAGACATTCTGGAAGGTGCAACGACTAGAAGACGAGAGGTGACTCAGTATTTCTTCCAAGAGCGCAGAAAGCTTTCGAGCTATGAGATAGTCTGAACTGTATCGAATCGGTGAAGATACAGAATCAAAGGATAAAGAGCCTTTGAGATAACACATTGCCACATCCCGGTTACATAATCGAGATGGCTGTAGAGCCAGTGGTTGTTCACGACTTCGATGGAGTCCATACAACGTAAGTTGTTTGAAAAATTGGGTGAATTGCTGGAAGGCCGGATCTGAAAAGAAGGTTAATCAGCAGCCAAGCCAGACGACAATCTGGAAGGTTCAGAGACTAGACGACCGGAGGCAACTCTATGATTCGTCCACGAGCGCCCAACCCCTGTAAAAGGGTGAAGATATAGTCCAATCACAAGAGTCCTTAATCTTGTGGGTGAGGATAAAGAGCCACACCATTAATACTTGTTCGAAACAACCCGGTCAAACTGTTCAATTAGACAGATATCGCTTCTGGGGTAATCCAGGTAATAAGGATTCCAGAGAGCGTACTGCTGATCAAACACTTGGCACAGCATCTAGCAGAAACATTGTTAAGGACAAAGTCCTCGTCAACCTTAAGGAGTACACCGGTCCTGCTGATCCAGCAGCTCCAACATCTCCTTCAACATTCAAGGTTGCTCGTGAGACTCTCTTAACAGCACAGCGTCTACTTTTAGACACTGGCAACCTCAACGTCTTCCATCAGTCAATAGGTTCATTAACCCTTCTTGATGACTACAGACGTTGGAGAGATAGAGTATTTGCTGACGAACTATTTAAAGCAGAAGCTAACGGTTTAGCATCATCTAGCCAAGGTGGTTACTACTTCCCAGGCGGATCTGCTAAAGCAGCTGGCAACCCAGTCTTCACATACGGTGCAGGCGTTTCAGCTAAGTTCGACGTAAAGACTGACTTACTGCAAGTCGTAAAAGACATGCGTAAGAGAAACGTACCCACATTTAGCGACGGGTACTACAGATGCATAGCCGATCCTTCGAGCATGATGCATTTGCGTAGACACAATGAGTCTTACTGCCTGAATAAGGTAGTTAGTGCAAATAACATTAGAAAATTTGCACGAAGCACATCATTTGCGCCCTTATTAAGTAATTGATAAGAGAGAAGAGGGTGAATTGCTGGAAGCCCATTATCACTGGGTGATCAGCAGCCAAGCCAGACCACAATCTGGAAGGTTCAACGACTAACTTCCGAGTGAAAACACAGTAACGAAGACACGAGTCCCCTCCGCAGAACTAGTTTCCAAAAGAAACAAAGCTGCGATGATATAGTCTGAGCAATACCGATTACAAAGGTATTGAACCGAGAGATAAAGAGCTTTCGGGATAACAAAAGCTAGTCATATCAAGCGATGTGAACAGCTACTGCAAAATGATGCTTTCCGTGAAATAGCTCGCTATGCAGGCAATGGGATGGTCAATCCTATGTCTCCTGAGCAAGCTCCTAACGCGAACTTCTTCCAAGGTATGGGTCCAGCTTATGGACAAGCTGGCTTCGTTGCCGGACAGCCTGTCATGCCGACGGGATTTTTGTTCGAGGGCGTAAGATGGTTCGAATCAACCAACCTGCCTGAGAAAACTATCAATGCAAATATTGCAGTTGACACAGCAAATGCTGGTGCAGCTAACTACACAATTGCTCCAATGTTGTTCTTCGGACCACAAGCAGTTGGTGTAGGTATTGGTGGTAACAACGCACAGATTCTTCTTAATAACAACGACGACTTTAAAACTGGAGTCCCTGCATCGAAAGTTGCAGCGTAAAACTGGGTGAATTGCTGGAAAGCCGAACCTGAAAAGGAGGCCAATCAGCAGCCAAGCTAACTCACAAGTTAGAAGGTTCAGAGACTAGAAGCCGAGAGGAAACTCAGTAAAGCTTCCAAGAGCGCCCAGCCCCTAACAAGATTTCTTGAAGGGTGATTATATAGTCCGACCAATACCGTCTCAAGGTATTGAAGCAAAGGATAAAGAGCCTTTGCGATAACAACAAACGCAGTCGTTTCATTATTATGATTTGGAGTCTGTTTGCTGGTTTTGAAATCCTTAATAAGGACTTCATTACCGTTGCTTACTCATTCGTATATTGAGGAGGTAACTAATAATGGCTAAAAAGATATACCCCGGTAACTGGGTTACTAATTTAAGTAGTTACCAAGGCCAGCCAGTCGTGGCTTGCCCAGGTCGTGTTTATTACCACAAGGTTGGTTATGCACTCGTAACTTCTACAGGAGCTACTGAGTTTGCAATTACCATTCCTAGCCCTGATATGCGTGGCGACGACAAAGTTCGTGCCAACATCACAGGACTAACAGTTCCAGCAGGAGCAAGCGTATACCATGTTGGTATTCGTGTTCCTGATATGCGTAAAGATCTAGGAGTCGGCACTGCTGCTTCTGGTCTAGTTGGTACTAACACAGACACAATTGCTGTTAAGGATGCTGCTGGTTCAGCGGCTGGAAGTATCACAACTTCTGTTGTTTCATCTCCAACTATTGCAGTTGCTAGTACAACTATTGCACCAGCATCTGCTAAGAAAGGAGTCGTAACCGCAGCAGTTCTTGCAGGAGCAGAAACTCTTAAGGTTTATGTTCGTAATGCAGCAGGTAACGGCGCTGGAAGTGCTTTATCTTCTACACAAACTGGTGGTACACCAATCATCGTTGAAGTCTCATACTTCATAGACGATGAGGTTGCTGGATTGGATGATACATACATCCCATTCATCACAGAGACCTAAATTACTAGGTTTTCTCACTACAATAAGAGCATCTCTTAGGGGTGCTCTTTTTTAATTTATGGCGTTATATCAAAATCAAAAGAACGGTCAGGTTGTCGAGTTCATTGGACATCACGACAAAGACTGGGCAATGGTCAAGAATGCAACAGGCGTAGTTCAATATGTTGCCTTAGATGATCTTGTTTCTTACGAAGCAAACAAAGGTCGAACAGGCAAGAAAGTCGAACCAGTTGTCATGGAAGAGAAAGATGAGGATAAAATCCCAGAGGCGGTCATTCCCTTAGACACCAGACTAAATGTCAACGCAGCAACCGCAGAAGCATTAGCCAAACAGGTTAAAGGGATTGGTTATGCGACTGCTAAGAAAATTATTGAGTTACGTTTATCTCTACCCGGAGAGAGGTTCTCTAAATTAGATCAACTTAAAAAGATCGCAAGAGTTGACTGGGAAGAGGTATTTAAAGAAGACCTTATCTACATTGCCTAGAATAAAGCGAAAGTCGCTTTTTATTACGGTTGGAACTTAACGACTACGACAAAAGCCGTACAAGGTTCCATCTCGGCTATAACACCGGAGCTAATTTACCAGCCGGTGATATAGCTCGTTTAGAAGAAGCTATGGCTCGTGTTCCTGATAGTTATTTCTATGACAGGATCATTGAGCATTTAAATCGTTGCGATAAGGTCTACCGACTCTCTCAGATATTTAAAACTGAGAGTGCTCCACAGCCCAATATGGTCCAACGGATTACAGGGGATACTGACAGGCAGATCATGCAGTCAGATCCTATAAAAGCAGACAAGACCTATCGAGAGATCTATCTCAGAGAAGTTGATCGTTTAGCCGAAACACTTTATGTCGCTAACTATCGACGTGATGAGGTTAGAAGATATGCCTTCGACAGGTCGGGTTCTGAATTCATTATGGCAGTCAAAGGTCCAGCTGATACAGCAGTTGGAACAAGAGTTGCTCAAGCTGTTGGATCACAAAACTGGAGGTAACTAATGTTTTTTAATAGGCCATCAACAAGCAGTATTAACACACACGGTGCTAATGCTTTCTCTGACCAGCAAAGCAAAAAAATGAGGCTGAGCGATAAAGATTATCAGAGGTTAAAAGCAATAGGATTCTTTGATGACAATGATGATGATAATTCCGTTGTTGATGTCAAAGGAGTTGAAGAAAAAATTGATAGTGCGGGGTCTTCAGGAGGAGGAAATGAAGGAGATCAAAGCACTGCTCCAACAACGAATGTAGGTGCTGACCGCTTAAGAAATCAGCAGTCCAACATGACTGCCTTATTGCAACAGCATGGAAATAAGCTTGATCCGATGGGTGCTGGAGTTCTTTCAACCGCAGCTGGAATGGTCCTGAGCGATGGAAAGCCTCTCCCAAGTCTCGCTGCTGGACTAGGTGGATACATGATGGCTAGACATTTTCAGAACCAAGGTGATCAAACATTTGATGAAAGTAAAGCAGTAAAGACACCTGAAGGGACAATACAACCACTGCCAGAGATTGGAAGAGATGAGGTCACAACAGAAAGTGGAGCCATATCGCAAGAGAAGGCCGATATTTCGGGGATGTATCCGGACCAACCATCGGGTGGATTGGAATTTGCTCCAAAATTAGCTAACGCAGATGCGAACAGAGCTAATGCTTTCTCAGATCCGATAACACTATTAGCTCAGTCAGCTAAGACCACAACAGAGGATGATTTTAATCCGACTTTCAACTCTAATATGCAACCACAGGTTGGTGGAGAAGCAGGGATAGAATTACCTGCACCTGGAGGAGACCCTGGAAATGTTGACAATCCATCTAATCAGCTAGTTACATCATTCATAAAAGGCAGGGTTCCTGACTATATAGCGAGGACACTTGGTGGAGGTTCTATAGCATGACCAAAAAAGCTGATCATATGAAATACAAGGAGGGTTCTAAGAGATCCTTCCGACCTAATGAGTGGTACATCAACAAGGCAGAAGAAAGAGAAGCTAATAATTACCTTGCAGGATCGAAAGGAGGTGTACCTAACAATCCACAAAATATTAAATCGTTCAATCCCTTACCAGCTCCAGTAGATCCTGCTGGATCAATGCAAGGAGATCAAATTGTTAGACGTAACCCTTATGGAGATGGCGAACAAATAGTCAGTAACGAAGCGCCTGTTTGGTCTAGACCAAATCAGAGAGGATCTTCATTTGATCCACCACCAGTTCCAGTTGAGAAGGCAGGAAAGGTGAAACCAGTGAAAGAGGAGACAAAAAAGAGAGGGATGAGAACGTCTATCGGGCTGATGAATACCGGACCTTTAAGGGATGTCTCTCCTCTCTAAATGAGATCTTCCAGTATTGAATTTTCAGTAAACTTTCTATAGATGGTTAATTAAATGGCAACGAGTAGTTCAAATAAAATGCCGCTATTGGTCGATAGGCCAATGCATTCATTTGCCACTATTGGTGGAGCAGCAGCATTAACAACAGCAACAAATTTCAATACACCAGCAGCAGCTGGCTGTGTCGTACTTGTTGATTGTTCATCAAATGATGGAGCTGTCATTGATAGCTTGTCGATTGTGGCGTTAGAAGCTAATACGACTGCTAGAAATGTTGTTGTTTTCCTAAGTACAGCGACAACAGCTACTTCGGTGACGGCTGCAAACTCAGCATATGTTGGAGGAGCGGCAATTGCTTCATCGGCTGTTGGTACTCGAACCAATGTTCCTTTACCACCTTTAAGCGTTCCTGTTCCTAATCTGGCGAGTCCAGCAGCGACGATGGCAGCGTATCCAAGCGAGACTGATAAGAAAAATACAGGACTTTATGTTCCCTCTGGCGCATTGATTTACGTCGGGGTTGACCAAGCAATTGCTGCTCCTAGCGCCAATACAAGAGTTCACGTTTTCGCTCAAGGAGGCTTCTTCTAAGTCATGGCATCACTTGCTGACACAGGGGCATATTTAGATCAGCTTTACCAAGAGAAATTTGGTAGAGAACCTGATGCAGCAGGTAAGGCTTATTGGCAGGCAGAAATAGATTCTGGAAAAACATCGCCTGATCGAGTAGCCGCATTATTTGATTCCTCTGACGAAGCGAAGCAGATCAAAGCGGACAAGGAAGCTGAAACTCAAAAGTTTATTGAAGATACATACAAGATTGAATTAGATAGAGAACCAGATACCGCAGGGGCAAATTATTGGGCTGAACAAATCAATAGTGGTAAGGAGACGCAGCAAGATGTAGTTAATAATATTCGTCAGAGTCAGGAATATCAGGCAGTACAAGCAGACCCTGCAAGCGATAGCACTACTGAAGGAGCTGGCTTAAATCACGAAGATTGGCTTGAAGATCAGTATCAAAGTATCCTAAAACGAGATGTTGGAGACGAGGGTAGAGATTACTGGTTAGGAGAATTAGGAAATGGGCAAAGCCGTGCAGAAGTAAAAGCTAATATCGAACGTAGTAATGAGAAATGGCTTGGAGATCAATATCGAGAGTTGTTTGGACGTGATCTAGATGATGAAGGTAGAGCTTATTGGATGGGAGATTTCAGAGGAAAGGGATCAGGAAGAGAGGATTTAACGTATGGACAAGATGAAAGACCAGTACAAACAAGAGAACAGGTTCTTGCAAATCTTAAATTGCATCTAAATGAGGATGGTGAGGAGATTGATCCGAACGATCCTGATGACCCTGACGATCCCACTGATCCCACTGATCCAACTGATCCAACTGATCCAACTGATCCAACTGATCCGACTGATCCGACTGATCCGACTGATCCAGCTGATCCCAATGATCCTGATGATCCTGATGACTCTGATGATGGTGGAACAGGTAAGGCATACGATGAAAGATATGAAAAACTTAAATCTGATTACGACGATCTAAGAAGGACTTATGATTCTGAGTTCGGTGATAAACGTGACTTTGCAACCTCTCGATTAACAACTGGTTTTACTGTTGGAGGATTCCCTGGATCAAGAAGAGACTTACGTTCTGGTTCAACGGCAACTTCAGATCGATCAAGAAAAAGAAGCATGATCACTGCGGGGCCAAAAGTAAAAGATGACAGACCTTACGCAAGAGAAGGGATAAAATCAGGATCTGAAAGAGGTAGTACTTACTTCGATCCAGCTAGTAGTTTTAGATAATGGGCAAAGGTCTTGGAAGCCTAGGAAAAGGTTTCGGGCTGCAACCAATTACAAAAGGAATCGGATTAAATAAAGCGAAAGGTTTATATCCAAGCAAGGGGAAAGGGTTAGGACTTTACGGTACTGCTCAATTCCCTACAATTCTTGAGTCATATAATCGTCAAAGTGATTACAAAAGGTGGCAATTAGGACAGGCTTATTACTTCGGTACTGGCAGAAGCTGGGACGACTTATCGATATACAGCAATAGCAGATTCACAACAGGTGCTGTTAGCGGCATATCAAAGGACATTGTCACAATGTTCCCAAGTGAGACTAGTCCTGAGAGAGCTTGGTATGTCGGACAAAGAACAAGAGGAAGTATTATCCTTCCCAATGCTTTGACATCGTCGCAAATATCAACAAATACAAGTGATCCTGATCCTGCAAATCACACATTGACTTACAACGTCAGCGGAGTTTTAACTTCATCTCAAGTTGGTATTTTTTCTATTTTTATCGGTGATCAATTCGAAGATACAGCGTCTGGACCTAACTACCCAGATGATGTCGTTACTAAGCCAGAAGGAAGTGTCGCTTTAACTTTGATTGCTGCAAATACAGGTTCTATGACATTGGTATTTGATTTGTCGAAAGCCTATGGACGAGTTAAATACAACAATACAATTTACTGGAAAAAACTTGATTACAATCCATCTTCTCCAAATATTTGGAAGACAGATGGAACTCGTCATCTTTGCTCTTCAACAAAGATGTTTTGCTGTTGTCCTGATCATCTAGGTGGTGCATTGGCAAACCTTGAGTTTCCAAAAGGAGAAGTAGATCAAGATATGTTCCCATTACCTAATGCGAGCAGAACTGTTAGGGCTGCATGGGAAAGGCAGGGTGCTGGTTATTACAGACAGTGGCGTTCTCTACAAGGTCGAATTGACGAACGTCGTGAATGTAAACATATGCATGCGATGAGATGGGAATGTGGAATCCCTTGGTATGAACCAAACGATTTTCCAACTCAATATTACGGTGACAACACTAGTGGATTGCTTACAGACTCAAGTATGGAGCGAGAGTTTAGTGATGAGGTCTATGACGAATACAACGCAAGACATCGAGTTAACTACGACAGGTATGCCTTGGCCTTAGCAGAAGTTGTTGGCTTAGAACTTTTTCCGGGTACAGACGTAAGAAATAATATTAGATCAGATAACAGACCAATGCTTTGGAATGATCACGAAGAACCAGAAGCAAGCTGGTGCAGACAAAACGATTGGTGGTGTAAAAGAGGTACTCAAGAGATCAGAATCTTCAATGCAAGCAACCAACAATTTGAAAGTACAGTAACAATTGGAGGTGTTAGTTACCCGATGATTGAAGTAGTAAAAGGAGGGTCAAACACCGCTCCAATAATCATTCCTTAGAAGTCCTTAGAATAGGAAGTATGGCGGCTTACCCTGAAAATACTGGTGGCATTATCTCTGCCATTAAAGCTTGCATTGTCGCAGCGGGAGGAACAGTGACAGGAGAGTATCTCAACAATACGGGAGGCGTTATTCAAGCCTTAATAGCATTGCAAACCGCAATTGCTGGAATGGGTGGTTCTGCTCTTGAAATTGAATTGACCGCAGCAGAGAATTTAGCAATTGGCGATGTTGTTTACATCGATGCCAATGGAAAGCTTGCAAAAGCAAT